GACGTGGATACAAAATTATCGACGCATTTGATAAAGACCCGGGGGTATAAGTACGTGGACGATTATGCGAACAGGCATCAGTTTGGAAGTCAGGATGACGGTGCGACCATGTCAGTTGTGATTGACCCGCGCGTCGAGGAGAGTCACCCGGGGTTTATACGTGTGTTTGAAGACCTTAGATTAGCCCGCGATTTTTTAACTTACTTACGGTCCAAGTAGCCATGACGGATTTAAAAGAACGTACCGTTAGCGAATATCTTATGATGTTAAGGGATCAGAATCTTGAATCTGACCCAAGGCAGTTATTAGTTAAAGATGATCCGTTGTTTCAAATTGGGGGTCCTCTTCCATATGACATTTATGCAAGCGCATCCCCTAACCCCGAAGAGGCTGCTCGATTAGATGCCCTTCCCCAGGAATCCGGATTACCTTACGCGGCTCTTATTGCGAGAGGAGATTTCAACCGCCAATCCCCTAAAGACAAATCTTTAGGGGCCGAATTGTACAAGCCTCATTTACGGGGAACTGGTGATGTAGGGGGGGCCTTGCACGGAGAAGTTGATGCAGGGGGTGCCGTTAGATTTGGAGCTACCGGACGCGGCGATGTTTTTGGAGGGGCTGGAACTGTTTCCGCTCAAAGAAGTATACCCCGGCGTCCTGAGAACGCGCCCCCGGTGACGGTGGATCGTTTTAGAGCAACCTGGGAAAGACCTGTTGGTAAAGGACAGTTGAATCTTGGCGCGGGCGTGACACTTCCCACCGTCGAAGGCGAAAGGTTGAGTCCTTTCACTAGGTTTGATGCGGGATATAAGGTCCCGTTTGGTAAAGGAACTTTCTATGCTCGCGGCCATTTGGACAGATCTTCCGAGGGTAAAATTGGAGGAAGCGGCATGGTTCGGTATACGCTGCCTTTTGGAGGTAGCCGCTAATGCCTTTGACAAAGAAGGGCGCAAAGATAAAGCGCAAGATGACGAAGACGTATGGTAAAGGTAAGGGTAATCAAGTCTTTTACGCCAGTATAAATGCAGGTAAGGTAAAAGGCGCGGAGAAGAACAGAAAAGGTGGACGACGAAATGCCTAACGTAATGGGACGCGAATTTCCGTACACGCCGGAAGGCATGGCGGCGGCTGAACAATATAAGCAAGCCATGGGTATGCGCGGCGGCGGCATGATGGGCTTTCGACCTCTTGGGTACGATAACGGAGGAGAAGTGGTAAACCCCCTTGTTGCAACTGGAATGGGTCAAAGAGCCGCAACTTTGGCTCTAGAGCAAGGTGGCAACCTTGGTCCTGTACAGGGTAGTGAAACAAATGCTCTAAACCCCCTTGTTGCAACTGGAATGGGTCAAAGAGCCGCCGCTAGTGAAGTGCAGCAACTCATGCAAGAGTATGAGTTCCACAAACGACAATCCGACATACCAACGTTTACAAGATTCTTGGCAAACAATGCCGGTAATTTTAGGGCTATACTACCCAGTTTACCGGAAGGTATGCAAAGGGACATTATGAATTCAATACAAACTCTTGTTTCTCAAGATCCCGCAGCGGCTGCGCCATCAGAGCGAGGTGTCAATCGTAGCCCTGTACAAGATATGGGGGTTGCTCCCGGAATGACGCAGCTTCCCGGTAGGACATCCCCAACGGACAACACGGGTGAGTATCTTTTACTGAATCCTGATATGGCTCCCCGGCAAGAAATGGGCCCTCCAGAAGCGGGACAGCCATTCCGGGGCGGTGGGCTTGCTTCGTTAAGGCGTTACTAAATGGCTAGGAACCCGCTACCCCGCAGCAATTTCGGGACGGCCTCTCTTGTAGAAAGGCGCAACGAGATACCGCCTGTGGAACTGGAAGAAGGTCTGGACGCGGAAGTCTCGTTTGACGACGACAGCATAATTGAAGCGCCCGGTTTGAACATAGAAATGGAAGAGGACGGTGGTGTCATTGTTGATTTTGACCCCCGGGAAGATCAAGTTTCGAGCGCAGGGTTTTATGACAATCTTGCAGAAGAAGTAGATACCGGTGTTCTGTCTCGAATATCTTCGGATCTTTTGGAACAGTATGAGGCCAGCAAGGATGGACGGAAGGACTGGGAAGATACATACCGAACCGGTCTAGAGCTTTTGGGTTTCAAATACGAGGAACGTGCAGAACCTTTCCGTGGTGCGACAGGCGTGACGCACCCCCTTCTTGCAGAGGCCGTGACTCAGTTTCAAGCGCAGGCTTTTGGTGAATTATTGCCCGCAGGGGGCCCTGTAAATACTCAGATAATGGGCGAGTCTTCTCCGGACATAGAGGCTCAATCGGATCGTGTCCGCAACTTTATGAATTACCAAATCACGTGTGTTATGAAGGAATACACACCTGAATTTGACCAGATGTTGTTTTACCTGCCGTTAGCGGGTTCCACGTTTAAAAAAGTGTACTACGATGATTTCCTGGGACGTGCTGTCAGCAAGTTCGTTCCTGCGGAACAGCTAATCGTTCCGTACACGGCGACGGATCTGGAAACAGCCGAGAATGTAACACATGTTATCCAGATCTCTGAGAACGAGCTTCGGAAGAAGCAGGTAGCCGGTTTCTATTCCGACATTAAAGTATCCGCATCTCAATCTGATCCGTCCGAGGTCCGTGAGGAGATGGACGAGATAAGTGGAATAGAGCCCAGCCGTCTGGATACCGAGGTCACGTTACTTGAGTGTCATGTAGATCTGGATCTGGAAGGTTTTGAGGATTCCGATCCCGGCGGTGAGTCTACCGGAATCAAGCTTCCCTACGTTGTGACCGTGTCAGAGGATAACGGTAAGGTTCTCAGCATTCGCAGGAACTACAAGGAGGGGGATCAAGACCGTAAGAAAAACCAGTACTTTGTTCATTTTAAGTTCCTTCCCGGGTTTGGTTTCTATGGCTTGGGTTTAATTCACATGATTGGCGGGTTAAGCCGAACAGCCACCGCTGCGTTACGCCAGCTTATTGACGCGGGAACCTTGGCTAATTTACCCGCAGGTTTCAAGACTCGCGGTCTTCGTATTCGGAACGATGACGAGCCTCTGTCTCCGGGCGAGTTCAGGGACGTAGATTCTCCCGGAGGTGCCATTCGGGATTCGTTGATGCTCCTTCCATACAAGGGAGCGGATCAGACCTTGTTCCAGTTGATGGGGTTCTGTGTGGAAGCCGGTCAGCGGTTCGCTGCGGTATCTAATTTACAGGTAGGTGACGGAAACCAGCAAGCTGCGGTTGGAACTACCATTGCAATGCTGGAGCAGGGTGCCAAAGTAATGTCGGCCATACACAAACGGCTGCATTATGCCCAGAAAGACGAGTTTGATCTTCTTGCAAAGGTGTTCGGAGAATCTCTCCCACCGGAGTACCCCTACAACGTTGTAGGCGCGGAACGAGTTATAAAATCGGAGGATTTCGATGATAGGATTGACGTTATTCCAGTTTCCGATCCTAACATATTTTCCATGTCGCAAAGGGTCACTATGGCGCAGACTGAGCTACAGTTGGCGCAAGCGGCTCCGGATTTGCATAACATGTACGAAGCGTTTCGTAGGATGTACAAGGCGCTTGGTGTCAAAGATGTTGATTCTATTCTCAAGGTCATAGATCAGGAAGAGGCGGTTCCTAAAGATCCCGCAGTGGAGAACTCGGAAGCACTTGAAAACATTGAACTGGAAGCATTCCAAGGGCAGAATCACAAGGCGCATATAATGGCACATTTAGTGTTCGGGTCATCTCCTATGGTTGGTCAACTTCCTTCGGTTGCTATGGCGTTGCAAAAGCACATCATGGAGCATGTTTCTATAGGGGCCAAGGAGCAGGTGTCTTCTCAGATGATGCAGCAACTTCAAGGCCAAGCGCCAACTGAGGATCAAATTTTACAAATAGAATCCATGGTAGCCGAGCAGATAGCGCAGGGTATGCAAGAGCTTAAAGCACTTAGCGCCCAGATAAGCGGAGAAGGGCAGCAAGGACCTGACCCCTTGATTGCTTTGAAAGAGCAGGATTTACAACTTCGCGCAAAACGGGACGAGGCTGAGAACCAGATAGATCAGGCACGTCTTGCCTTGGATCAACAAAAGGCACAGTCTACCGCGAATCTTGGGGCCCAGAGGATACAGTCCCAGGAAGAAATTGTGGCGGCACGTATACAGGCGGCACGTGAACGCGAGATGATGAAACAAGGTGATTAACAGGAGACGGTTATGGAAAAGAAAAAAGGTTCCGTGGGCGTTGCGCGGAAAGGTATCGTTGTAAAAGATCAAGGGTTCGTCCCTTATAACGACGCAAAGTCTGAAGCCACACCTAATGTATCGAAGGCTACTTCGGTATCCGGCAAGAATCGCGGCATGGGCGCGGCGCTCCGTGGTGGCTCCTTTAAAATTTGCTAGATAAGGAATAGATAAATGGCTTGGATTATGGACCGCATGAAAGAGCCGTCTAGTTACGCTGCCTTGGGTGGTGTAGTCGTTGGCGTAGGTGTTCTTATTTCCCAGCCCATCGTAGTTATGGTTGGGATGGTGGGAGGCGTTGCGGGCTTTCTTTTAAAAGAAAAAGGTGTGTTTTAGAGTTCAATTGGTGTGTACGGAAATAAGCCATGCCGGGTGGAAGTGATGTCACAATAGTTGAGCTATTTAATGCGGGATGGCCT